TATTTGGTACTGAAAACGCAAAATTAGATGCTGTTAATATTCTATTTAATTCGTCATCACTACCATTGATGTCTAAAGTACCAACTTGACAATATTCCAATGATGAACCTTGTCCTCCTTGAACACCAAGTTCGTTGTCACCATTACACTCTTCACATTCTGGATATGATATTAAGTAAAGTGATCGTTGTGTTGAGTCTTGAATTGAGTATGCAAATTTTCTAATTGTTTTAGATAATTTTTTAATTGGCCAAAAATCCACAGCATCTGCAAATGAATGAAAAACTTTAGCTAACGTATTGAAAAAAGTTAACGTTACAAGATTAATCAATTGTTCAAAGAATAATAATATATCAGCAATTAACAATGTGAAGGTAAAATTCTTTTTACCAAAATTAACTGGTGGAGTTACAATTTCACTTGAACAATCTTCCTCATCACTTGGTACAATTTCTTTTAGTCCAACGTATCTATCATTTGTGAAACTATTACCATTATAATGTATATTTTGAAAAGATGACATCGTATAAACTTTATTGTATGTCATTCTATAAAAATAATCTCTTGGATAATATTGACCTAATTCGTTGTATAACATACCACGGTCTGAATTATTCGATACCGCTCCTGTTGGGTAATCAGAATAATTGGTAGAAAATGCATACGATTTATCTACATCGGTTGAGTATTCTCTAATATTAGGTACTAAAAAATTTGCGGATTTTCTTGCTCTAGCATTTCCAGAATCATCTAAAGCAAATCTAAATCTATAACAGGATGATGTGGGTACTCCTTTGTTTGTGTCATTTGTAATTTCATTTTCACCAAATTCATTAGTAAAAATATAATCCATATTCATAGGAACCGGAAAAACAAAAGACCCATCCTCTGGAATGTCTTCTTCAATATCGTAAGGTTCTATTATTGGTCTATTACTGTCGTCTTTATTTGGTGTATACCTAATTGCCTCAATCGTTCCTGTTTTAGTAATTAAATCGCACTTGCGACCCATTTTACGTCTAGGTGTACAGTTTCTATTAACTGAATTCTTACCACTATCTGTGTAAGTTCCCCCAATGAAAAACGCCTTAGGTTCAATCTTAACCCCCACTTCAGATAAATCAAAATCGGTTCTAGTAAGTCCAATTTCACAAATGTCTTCATTACCCCAAAATGGATAAACCTCAATTGATTTGTTAAATGATACAACTTGTGGTAAGGAATCTAAATCTACTGAAGATTTAAACTTATAACTATTTTTGAATTGGTCGGGACCTAAACCTTGTTTTATGAAATCATATGGTCTAAATGAAAAACATCCAATGTCCGATAAATCCAAATCTACGTGAATTGTTTGTTCACCTAATGGGACACCCCAAATCATAAAATCTCCCGCACTGTTAGTTTTTACCGTGTATTTGTAATATTTCTCATACACCTCTAAAACTTCTTCTCTAGTTAAAACATCCGATTGGTCAAAAAACGTACCTGTTGGTTCGTGTCCTCCGTGTTGTTTTCTTGATGGTAATAGATTGTATCTGTAATTCTCTTCATTCTTATCATTAACCGTTTTAAACGGATATAATGTTGAGATAACTGGATCTTGTTCGTCCGTTTCGTCTAACGGTATAAAAATAGAAACTCTAGCGTTTGGGACACCTAAACCGTTGTTTACGGTAATCCTACCACAAACAACACCATAATCGGAACATAGAGAAGTGTAGATGTCTTTTTGTGTAAATTTTAAAGACAAAATCTCTAATAAATCAAAATCTTGTTTAAGTTCGACTTTTAGAATTTGGTCTTTACCAATATTCGTTGAAATTCTATGTTTTTGTATCATTCTTATAATAAATAGAAAGCAGACTACTTTCTATTATAATAAGAAAAAATTAAATTAAAATGTAGTCGAAGTGAGAGGTTTAACCCTAACTTTAATATCTTTATTTGGGAATCTAATTTGGAATATCTGATTTGACTTCATATAAACGGTCATATCTGCTTGTAGAATCTCTTTTGTTGCGGGTGTTTTATATGTTTGTGATACTTCAGCTTGTGAATATTCACCACCTGTTTTATTAAAAACTCTTACATCTACAACGTTAACCACTCCACTTGTTGATCCAATTTCTTTTAACAATTCACCCGTGAATAATGGGTCTCCCATTTTTCTTTTTTCAATTGCAAAATATGAAATTGTCTTTTCAATTATAGATTTAATAACATCTGACTCTAATTCATTTCTATCAATTACAACATCAATCTCCAATCCAAGGTCAATAACCTCACCACTTTGAATTTCAACAAAGTCATTAATCATTCTATATTGTGAAATATATTCGGTTACATTGTCTTTTAAAGTGTTTGAAACCACGTCGGTTAGGTTACCATCTGAATCATAAGATAATAATTTGATTTTTATCTTATTATCTTCTTCCATTACATTAACCTTAGCCGCAGCTCCAAATGTAGATGGCATATTTTCAATTACAGATTTGTAATCATTTAATGTTACCGCTCTATTTTGTGCCGCAAAGTTGTAAGAAATCATATTTCTAATTTCATCAATCGTTGGTTGGTCAGCCCCACCTATTGCTGGAGTTACGTTCGTTACTCTTAATGATTGAATAACTTGTGAGTTTACAGTTGATACGGGACCATTTACGTTGAATTCAATATTATCTACGCTAGTAATAACATTAACACCAAGATTGGAATTTTTACCTCCACCTATTCTATATTTCACAAACATCGTAGTATTAGACTTAGGTACCGCACCTAATGATACGTTATTCAAATAAGAACCTAAACTAACTTTTAAATTACCTGTTATGAAATTATCTAAATTAGCCATTGGGTCCACGGTTCCAGAACCAAATGTCATTGAATAATATCCTTCTGGAGTATATTCTGTCATAAATTTAGTACTAACAGAAAGATATGTCCCTGGTATGAAATTATCTTTATCCGATATCTTAGTTGGGTCTTTAATGAATACTTTATCTTCCATTAAAGATTTAACTTCGTACCACTTATTTGTTGATGATGTAAATTCTGACGATGTTGGGTTTGAACCAAATGAGGTACCTTCTTTGTGTATAATCGACACAATACCTAATACATTTTGTTCAGGTAAATAAAGTTTCAAGAAAGGTTTCTGATCTAATTCAGTTATAACTCTTCTGTATATCCTTGAGACTCCGTTTACGACCGCTTCTCTCTTAGTAATGGTATATGACACCAATTTATTATTGCCGTCGAAATTGGGTATCTTTAAACGATTTGGTTCACCTTTACTATTGAATGGGTTTGAGAAGTCAACGTCTTCTAATGTTTCAAAAATCTGACCTCCACCCGATACCTGAGCTCCCGCTTTTAATATACCCAAGTATTCGGTTTTCTCTTTATCTCCCGCAACTGGTACGTTTATGGAAAAATCACATAACGCAACTGATGGTCTATTTCCAGGTATTCTTAAACCGTATGTTTTGGCAATATGAAAAAGGGATTGTCTCTGTTGCGCGAAATCTAACATTGTTTCTTGCCATACTCTATCAATATGAAAGTGTAAGTTATCCGCTACAGCCGCGTTTAAATCTAATAACACAGAGAAAATAGATGCGTCGTTAGTATTTTTTATTAAATCTGGATAGTAATCATTTGTTAGATTTACTAATTCCTGTCTTAATCCCGCAAAATCTCTAGTTGCGTATGATATTTTTTTAGCCATTTTATATGTTTATAATTACAAAGTCGGACGAAGTGAATGATCCGTTATTAACCGTGTAGTCTATTTTTACTTTTGCGGTGTATGGTTTACTTGTGGCGTCTGATACTCTAAATAATCTTTCGTCCTCTTGTTGTGAATATAATTTAGTCTCTTCGGGGTCATTTTCCGCTGACACCACATTAATTGAATTAATATCTAAATTTGGAATATATTTTTTAACACTTTCTCTTATTTCGTCCTCAATTAAACCAAAAGTGACAACATCGTTTTGGTCGAATATATATTCGTATAATCTAGTACCAAAATCTGGTAAATAATATCTACTTCCCTTTCTCGTTAATAACAAATGAATCAAATTTGCACGAACTTCTCTTTCGGGTGATTCCGTCATCCTTAAGAAGTCACCCTTTAAACTATTCCTAAATGGAAAATCTATACCGTAAGTTGTTGCCATATCAAATAAATATAAACTAATCTAAAATGGTAATAAATAAAAAATCCAACCGAAGTTGGATTTAATGTAGTTTCCTATAATTTTATGAACCACATCCCTCACATTCGAATGGTGAGTCTGTTGGTCTTTCTGATGTCATTACGACTTCAGGTGTTCTTTCACTAATTAATGTATTGTTAGTTGGCACATCCACATTGTTTATTGATGACGTTTTTTCAATTGGTTTTGATGTTGATGTGTCAACCCCTAAACCTTTAATTGCGTCTACCGCCGCTCTTGTTCTCAAATAATACATACCCGTTTTTAACCCTAATTTCCAACCAAATAGATGGGCGGCTAATAATTTAGGTTTAGTTGCATTATCAACAAATAGGTTTAAAGATTGTGATTGATCAATAAATATACTTCTATTTGCCGCCATTTGTAAAACACGTTTTTGAGACATTTCCCAAACTGTTTTATAAACCTCCTTCATTTCCGTAGGAATTTCAGGAATATTTTGAACGGATCCATTCTCCATAACCAACTTATTCTTAATGGTATCACTCCATAGTCCTAATTTTAATAAATCATTAACCAAATGTTTATTAATCATAATAAATTCACCACTTAAGGTTCTACGAGAATATAGGTTGGTTGTAAATGGTTCAAACGCTTCGTTGTTACCTAAAATTTGTGCGGTAGATGCTGTTGGCATTGGAGCAACTAATAATGAATTTCTAACACCATAGTTTACCACCTCTTTTCTTAAAGATTTCCAATCCCAACGACCAGATAAATCTTTATCTTTTTTACCCCACATTTCAAATTGGAATATTCCCTTTTCGATTGGTGAACCCGCAATTGATTCATATGGACCAAACTCTTTAGATAAATCTTTAGAGGATGTCATCGACGCAAAATATATTGTTTCGAAAATATCTGTTTGTAATTTATCAGCATCTTCACTTTCAAATGGTAAACCTAACATACAGAACACATCTGCTAATCCTTGAACACCAAGTCCAACTGGACGATGTTTAAAGTTTGAACGTTTGGTTTCTTCTGTTGGGTAGTAATTTAAATCAATTACATTGTTTAAATTCTTAACAACTTGATATGTGTACTCATATAATAAATCGTGATTAAACTCACCATTAATAATATATTTTGGTAAAGCTATTGATGCTAAATTACAAACTGCTTGTTCTGTTGGTGAACTATATTCAATAATTTCAGTACATAAATTTGAAGATTTAATTGTACCTAAATTCTTTTGATTTGATTTGTAGTTAGCTGGATCCTTATATAACATATAAGGCGTTCCTGTTTCAATTTGAGCAGTAAGGATT